TTAAAGGAGGGGGTAGGATTGTAGCAGCGGCGGCCACACAGGCAGGAGGATTGCGTTCATATACGTGTTCTATGCTTCATATATCGGAGTATGCTTTTGCAGAGAATCCAGAGGAGTTAAAGGCTACAGCGATTAGTGCATTGAATGATGGACAGTTAGTTATAGAGTCTACAGCTAACTATTACAATGATGCATTGTGGAAGGAGATACACAAGTATCATACAGGAGAAGCGCATTGGAAATATTTGTTCTTTCCTTGGTATATGCACAGTGAGTATAGTATGGAGGATATTGGGCTTGAGTTGACTGATGAAGAGACTAAGTTGCAGTATCAGTATGGTTTGACACTGGGTCAGATAGCATGGAGACGTGAGAAGATTAGTAAGTTGGGATGGGAAAAGTTTGTACGTGAGTATCCTTTGACTTTGGATGAAGCATATAGGATTAGTGGGAATACATACTTTACAGCACAGGACTTTGACCATGTGAATGTAATACAGGTACAGCCTAGTGAATGGACAACATTTGAAAATCCTAATCCAGATGATTCGTATGCTGTGGGTGTAGATGTTAGTGGTGGTGTTGGTAGAGATTATGCTGTAGTGTTCTGTGTATCTAGGATGACCTTACAACCTGTATGTATATATCGTAGTAATACTGTAAGTCCTGTACAGTTGGCCGATTATATCTATGATATGAGTGTAACGTATAACAATGCATTGGTATTGGTGGAAAGTAACAACTATGGATTGGCTACCATTCAGGAGTTAAAGCATCAGGGATTCCATCGGTTTTGGTTGGATGCTCATACAGGTAAAGACTTTTTGACGACAGGTAGAACTAAGCCATTGTTGTTTGAGAACTTGAAGAAAGGGATACAGACTGGTAGTATTCATATGATAGATAATATTACTGTAACTGAGTTGCGTAGTATTACGGTAGATGAGAAGGGTATTTTGCGGTTTGGTGATGACATGGATACTCACTGTGATAGTGCGATGGCGATGTCATTGGCATATTGGTGTTTGAATAGTGTAAAGTTAAAGCAGAATGCATATTTGCCAGATTGGATTATTGCACAGAAGGCAGATAGGGTACAACAAGCAGGTGGTGTAAGTCCACAGCTGCATCGGAGATATTGATGAAGGTATTGGTTGCTTGTGAAGAGAGTCAAACAGTTACCAAGGCATTTCGTCGTGTTGGTGTTGAAGCATATAGTTGTGATATTCAGGAGTGTTCTGGTGGTCATCCAGAATGGCATATCCAGGGAGATGCATTAGAGCAGGCTTACAGTGGTGAGTATGACTTAATGATAGCGCATCCTCCTTGTACGTATCTTAGTAAAGCAGGGGCCAGGTGGATGAAACCCAAAGGTAGCATGGTGTGTCAGATTCGGTTTGCATTGGCTATGCAGGCTAAGGACTTTTTTATGAAACTGTTGGATGCTCCAATACCCTATGTAGCGGTAGAGAATCCAATACCTTTAAAGATTTGTGGGTTGCCCAAGTGCACACAGATAGTTCATCCATATCAGTATGGTGACCCGTATTCGAAGACAACGTTGCTTTGGTTAAAGAACCTTCCTGAGTTACATCCAACCAATGTGGTTGAGCCTATTGGTTCCTGGACAGAGTTGAATCGTAAGGTGTCAAAACGTTCGAAAACGTTTAATGGTATTGCAGATGCAATGGTTAATCAGTGGTTAAGTTTTATAGGAGATAGTAATGGCATTTTGTCCTGAGTGTGGTGAAAGTCCGTGTAAGTGTGGAACTATACCATGTAAGAAGATTGGTGATATGGACTTAGTTCGATTAGAATATTATGTTAATGGTCAAAAGTTTCTATTGGTATTGCCTTTTGACTTAGTGCATCAATACTATGAGTTGTATGATAGTATACGGTTAATGGATGCCAAAGGTAACATTATTGAGTATAGTAGTGTTAAAAATAGTGGTGTTGGTGGTAAGGAGAAAAGTAATGGCACGAACCAGTAAAGAGATTGTACACTTGATTCGTACAGTGTTGGATGAGCATAATGATTTCTATGACCAACAACGAGCAGAACTGAAGCGATATCGTGATGTATATGAGAACAGGTTTTGGCAGTCAGAGTATATGGATGACACAATGGTGCGAGTTGAGACAGCTGACTGTTTTGGTTACGTTGAAGGTTTTATTGCCAGTTTGTTTAGTCGTAATCCTGCGGTTGTGGTGGCCAAAGATACATCTATTATTGAGGGTAATGCATTGATGGCCCAAGAGGTTGTCAATAGATTCTTGTTTGACAAACGTGAGCAGTTAGAGATTGCTAGTAGACTTGCCTTGATTTATCCTTCATCGTTCCTCAAACTGTCCCCCACAAGTAGCACGGATATGCTTGAAAAGGTGTCTATCCGTGCTATTCCTTGTTGGGAGATTATACGTGACTTGGATGCCAGTAGTTGGGATGAGCAGCGATATGTAGCCCATGCGTACTACTTGAGTGTACCAGAAGCAAATGAAAAGTTTGGTAAGAAGAAATGGACTGCTATACCTAAGGTAGATTACTTTACACCACAGGAAAAGTATACTGGTGTTAGTGAGGATTTACCAGATGATTACTTGTATATACAGGTAGTGGAGTTCTATGACATGGCTTATGACATGTTGTATTTTTGGACACCGAATCATGGTGATGGTGAGTCGTTGTTAGAAAAGTCACAGATACCCATCCGTACTTATGATGACAAGCCTTTAAGTCCTATCTGTCCGTTGTATTATGCACGTAGACCAGAGAAGCCTATGTTGGGTATGAGTGCTGTTAGTCGTGTGTATGACCAGTTCTATGAAAAGAATATCTTACGTACATACTGGGCCAACTCAGTACGTCGAGATTCTCGGCAATATCTGTACAAAGAAGGGTCACTAGATGAAGAAGCATTGGCAAAGATTACAGCAGGTATTGATGGTGCAATGATTCCTGTTGATGAACCTGTCCTCGATGGTATTATCCGTGCTGTGGGTGTAGAACCGTTGAGTGGTAACTTTGACCGATACTTAAACTATATTGAGCAAGACATTAATCGTGGTAGTATTTTGGCCCCATTTAGTCGGGGGGAAGCGACTAAGGCTACTGCTACTGAGGTTACTGCGCTTGCTCAATATTCTGCTAGTGAGATTGGTAAGTTGGCCCGTGAACGTGACAATGCTATTGAACGATTGTCATTGGTGTATTTGCGTACGATTAGTTTGTTGGCTGAAGATAATGAGCAAGCTGTGATTGAGATTAACAAGTTGCCTAAGGTGATTACTGTACAGGACTTGGATGCTAAGTTCCGTATTGTTGCGCTTGACCAGTCAAGTACACCGTTGTCTGAAGCATTGAAGCGTAGTAACTTAGTTCAGTTGCTTCCAGTGCTTACACAGTTGGGTGTGTCTCCAGAGAAGATTAAAGAAGAAATTGTACGTCTTTATGACCTACCAGAATCTTTTATGGAAACACCACCACCACTACCCCAACAACCGCAAGCAGGATTGGGTGGCGCACCAGAGGAAACAGCCATGAATACTTTGCCAGGTGACATAGGCGCACAAGGTGAGGTTCCAACACAACAAATTGCACAGATGCTTGGTGGAGGTATCTAATGCCACGATACACTTACGGTTGTAGATTATGTGATTTAGAACACACTATGATAGTTAAGTTCAGCGACCCAGACCCACAGGTTTGCGGTATGGATACTCCCAATAGTGGTTGTGGTGGTGAGTTATATAGAATGTTACGTGCTCCCAGAGCACATAGTAGTTGGAATACTACTGGTAGATATGGTGTCAATGGTTATTATAGCAAGGCCCTTGGAAGGCACATTGAGTCTCCACAGAAGGAGAAGAAGATAATGGAGTCACGGGGTTTTGTGTGTGAAGCGGATCTCCCGAAAGACCGTTGGGATTCTGCTGTGGAGACTCAAAAGCGACGTGTAGCTGAACAAGATAAAAGCATAGAAACCTACACAGAAGCCTTAAAAAGTGGTAAAACAAAAGAAGAAGCCGTTTGTGCTGCATTTACAGCAAGTGATGCAGTCAGTGGTAAACTAGATGAAACATGGGGTAAAAAATGAAAGAAGAAATGATGAACCAAGGCCAACCTTCAATGGAAATGTAGATTGAGATTCAAGGTGCTGAACAAGAAGATGAGTCTATGTTTGGTGAAATGGCACCCAAGGGTCGATTCACTGCTAAGGCTTTAAACAACTTGGTAAAAGCAACAAACCGTTTGCTGCCATTGTTTGACCAAACACCTGACTATCCATCGTTTGACCAGAATATTACTGAGTTTCCAACGGACTTTGTTCGTGTATTGGCTATGTTTAATGGTGCTGTTAGTGGTGCTATTGAAGAAAACTTGATTGATGAAGAACTAGACTTTGACATGTCAGAGATTACTGGCGATGAGAATGTCAATATGTTGGCAGGCAAGTTAAACCGTTTAGTGAATGACCGTTCATTTAAAAAGTATCTTAAAGGCATGTCAGATGATAAAGGTGAATCTATGGAAGAAGAAGAACCTGAATCAGAACAAGGCATGCAAGAAGAAGATGTAGATGCTTTGTTTATGGAGCGGATGTAATGCCCATACATAAAACCAAAGGTGGATACAAGATTAAAAACGTTAAAGGCACATCGCCAACCAAAGCGGCTGCCAAGAAACGATTAAAGGCTGTAAAAACAAGTCAGGCGGCCAAGAAGAAAGGTTGTTCCTGTCATAAACCCAAACGGAGATAACATGCAAAACACTACCTCTAATGAGACTGTTGAAGCACTAGAAACCACAGAAGCAGTTGAAACTACCGAAACAGTAGACCCAAATGCAGATACTGTATCTATGACACTTGAAGAACTGTTGTCGATTGATGACCTTATGGACATTGATGAAGAACAGTTTGAAGAGTTTACAGATGATGCCAACCACAAAGGCATGAAACCACTACATGAGTGGATGCAACATATTCCAGAAGATGTACGCAAACATGTAGCCAATATTCGTTCATCGTATACACGCAAGACACAAGAACTTGCTCAAATGCGCAAAGAACTAGAATTAGAACGACAAGCATTGATGGCCCAAGAAGAACTGGCTGTGAATAATCCATACTTGCGCCAAGCAGAACAAGTATTGGCCAATGAAGAAGAGTATGACTTATATACTCCAGAAGGCATGCAAGCAGAGATTAAACGTCAAGCGGCACAAATGCTTCAAGAAATGATGAAACCTGCACAGCAAGAAATGCAGATGAAACAACGCAAGATGCAACTAGAGCAGTTTAAAAGTGATAATCCAGAGTTAATGGATGATGCTTACCGCCTTCCTGTTGCACAGATGCTTCAAGAACGACCAGAACTTAAATTGGAAGATGCATTCTACATTGTAAAAGCCAAGGTAGATGCTGAACGATTAAAGTCTGAACGTGCGCAAGTAGCACAACAACGGTCTGAACGTCGTGAAACATTGCGTAAAACCTCTACTGGTAAATCTGTAAGTCCATCTGGAACTCCCAAGTTTCGTGATGCATGGGAAGCATACCAGTACCATAAAAGTCAAAACGCAAAGAAATAGGTGATATATGCCCAAAGGAAAACGTGATGTATCGAAGATTATTATACACCATACAGCATCTCCAAGATCGACGACGGTTGACCAGATTCGTGACTGGCACGTCAATGGCAATGGGTGGAGTGATATTGGGTATCACCTCATTGTGTTGGGTGATGGTTCACTCGCCAAAGGTCGATCAATAAATAAAACTGGAGCGCATTGCAAAGGCCACAACCAACGGTCTATTGGTATCTGTGTGACTGGTAATACATCACAAGAACCACCTACAACTGCTCAGGTGGAAACTTTATTGGGCACTTTAAATAGACTTATTGAAGAGTATGGATTGACTCGTCAAGATGTCTATGGTCACCGAGATTTCGGAACTACAGAATGTCCCGGGAATTGGCTTTATGCAATTTTAGGACAATACAAACAAGGGTTGTCTTGACAATCCAATAACCCAAATGTATGATACTATTGTTCGATGGACTTTTAAAGCACCCTGACAACAGACATTCCGAATGGAACACGTTTAGACTCATACAAAGATAATAAACTTTAATAGGTGATAAAATGGCTATTTCTAATGATTTGCTATCGTCAACCTTGTTCTCCATTCGTGATGGCGAAGTTGACGAACTCTTTCAAAAAGTCGCATTCCTTGATAATGCGAAACGATTCAACGGTATTGAATATGAAGATGGTGGTATCAAAATCCAACGTCCTCTTAGTATCGCTGAACACTCACAAATTACAAACCTTCCTACTGGATACGAAGCTGTCAACTTGGCAGTTAAAGACGTATTGCAACCTGCTATCTATGAGTGGGCTGACTTTACTGCTCCTATCGTAATTACCAAGAAAGAAGAACTTGAGAACAAAGGCGAAAAGGCTATTGTTAAGATTGTTGAAGCACGTATGCGTTCTGTAATGGGTATGTTGCGTCGTGAACTTAACAAGCAAATTCTTGCAGGTTCATCTAGTATCTTGACATCTGTGAATACACTTAACGGTAACGTAAGTGGTGGATTCTTCGAAGCAGTAGCAGTTGGTTCTCAAACCAATACTGTTGGTGGTGTTTCAAAGTCTACTTACCAATCTACTACTGGTTGGCAAAATCAGTTTCAAGATGTAGGTTCTGCTTTTGGAACTGATGGTATTCGTTTGATGCAACAGTTGGCTATTCAAGCAGACACTGTAACTCACATGGGCCAAACTCAATGTGTATTGATGTCTGAAGCATGTATGGCAAACTATCGTCGTGCTTTGTTTGCACAAGAACGATACATCAATGAAAAGACTCTTGATGGTGGTCGTATGCAACTTGCCTTTGGTGGTGCTGTTGTTGAACAAGACCTTGAACTTGGTTTTGCTTACGGAGTCAATAAAGTATCTGCATATTTCTTGAACTTTGATGGTGTCAAGTTGTGTATGCATAAAGATGCTGACTTTGCTGTATCTCCATTTGAGCATATCTCAGGAACTACTGCACGAGCAGCACAATTGTATGTTAAGATGCAATTAATCGCTGACCATCTTGGTTCTTGTGGTATCCTGACTAACGCTGAAACTTACTAAGGAGGTTTATCATGGCTACACAAAATATTATTCAATATCTTGAAACTACTCAATACTATGCAGATCAACGTGATGGTTCTACTGTTGCTGTTGGCCCTGCTGCTATGAATCGTCGTCAAGTTGAAACCTACATTGCTTCTGAAGCCATTGCTGTTGGTGAAGCGGTATCTTTGGACTTGTCCAAGACTGCTGAAGGCGACATCATGATTCATGTAAAAGTTGCTGACAATGCTACTGCTTCTGCAGTTGCTTTTGCAGGATTTGCTTTGACTGCTGCAACTGCAGCAGGTGAAACCTTAGATGTTTGCATTGCAGGTGTCTGTGAAGGTCTATTGGCCAATGGTGTTGCTGCAGGTGACTGTTTGCGTCTTGATACAGCAGGTTCTGTAGATGTTTATGGTAATACTGATGTATTTCCTATTGTCGCTTATGCTGTAGATGCTAACAGTAGCGGTTCTGCTGCTAATGGAACTGTAGTAGTTATCAAACAGATGTAAACTTAGTTTCAATCCTTGTTGTTTATGGAGGGTGGGTGTGTACGCATCCACCCTTTTTATTTGGAGACGTTATGGCCAACTTAAAAGCATTGCGTGAAAAGGTAAAGAATATTACTGACTATTCGCCTGAACTACAACAGTTCAATGACCAGTTGGATGAGTTAATCAACGATGCGTACTACTGTATCTGGACTATGAAACGGTGGAACTTTGCGACTAAGTTAGATACGTTGCGTTTCCATGTGGATATTACAGCAACAACAGACTTAGAGAATACTGCGTTGTCTGCTGTAAATATGAACATTACTACAGGAGAACGCAAGGCTACATTAAGTGCGGCTATTGACCGATTGCACAACCCAGATATCTGGGAAGGTCAACCTATTGAGATTGATACTATGGAGTACACTATTTCCAAAGTAATATCTCGTACAGAAATATTATTAGACAGAGCATACGAAGGTACAAGTTACAGTGACTACACAGGTTGGAAGATTAAAAAGCGATGGTATGACCTTCCAGAAGATTGTTTGGAACTGTTGTATTTAGGCCATCGTGACTACCCGTATGTGTCTGTAACTGGTTCACAAAACCCTTATGGTAAGTCTACTGCCATCCTTCCTCGACGTGAAGAAGACTTAGACTTGCGTGTAGACTATGATAGTTCTTATGCAGAAGGATATATTACCAGTCCATCATTGTCTATTGCACCAGCTGAAAAGATTAAACTTGCACCTGCTGAAACCTCAGGAAACTTTACTGGTGGTAAGTCGTATGAGTTCTGTTGGGCATTTATAAAAGATGGTAAAGTTGGAGCATTGTCAGAATCAGAAATTATTACACTTGGTGATGCAGATACAAGCATTAATGTAAAGTTTGTATCGTGGGATGATGAGGTAATCCAAGCAGATTCTTATAATAACAAAGACCAAGTAGCATCCCAATGGGAAGGTTACCGTAAAGTAATCTTATGGAATAAGAACTTTAATAAGGCAACTGGAGAACGTATTGGTCTTCCATGTTGGCTCTATGTTACTGTTGGTGGTAGTAATAGAAATGAACTAGACTACCTGGATATTTTGATTGCCAAAGATATTGACAGCAACATTGATATCTTGAATACAAACCAACTG